GTCGCAGTATTTTCTCGCAAGAGAGAACGGAAGGAAGCCCGGAAAGCAACCGCCCGTAAGCGCAATTTTAGATTGGATGAGAATAAAGCCTATCAAGTTACGCGATAAGGAAAGCGGTAAATTTCAGAAGCCAACGGAAGCGTTGAAGAAACAAGTAGCTTTCTTAATTGCTCGAAAGATAGGAAGGGACGGAATAAAGGGATGGCACGCTTTCGACTACGCAATGGAGAACATTTGGGACGAATACGAAGCGAAGGTTGTTGCTGCATTTGGAAAAGATTTCGGAGCGAGTTTAGACGGATTAAACGACATATAAAAATAATATAATGGCAATTACAATAAACGAACAACCATACGAATACACACCTATCGGACAACGGCTTATGATTGTGGCTTCATCGGACAATGTTGCGAATACAGGCTTTCGTTTCGTGTTCGACTTCGGAGCGTTTCAAGTCAACGTACAACCCAACGCATCAGATAAGGGAATCTTAGACCTTGCTCCGATATTTAGAGAACAACTGAAACATGACGCAGGAGCACCTAACGAAGGAATGAATGTCGAATACACAAGTGTTGTTCAAATTTCGTGTACTATAAAAGAAGGTTGGCTCGTTGACGGAGTATTTGAAGTAAGCGGAAGCGGAATGGCTGACATTGACGATGTGTACGCTTTCCTCGCTGAATATCAAGTGGCGGATGGATACAAACCTAACCCAAATACGCGCTATGCAACAAACGGAACAAACAAATACTTGTTGAGCGAAAGAACAACCGACACGCACAAATGGAGCGAAGCACCAGCGCGAGGTTTATCAAACGACTGGGTATACATACCAACGCGTTTAGCTGACTTCGGACAACTTTATTCAATAAGCAATAACGGGCTTTTAGTTGACAACGACGCTACCGACTTATTCGTGTCTACTTATGACAATAGCGACACGCTAATTGAAACGACTAACTACTCTTTGTTTACAGATGACAACAGCGTTTCGCGTTTAGGCGCATACCCACAAAATTTAATTATTGATGGAGCAGATTTTACCAATGTTAAATACTACACAATCCAAGCGGGGGCGTCCATTGCACCGCCCGTTTACACGCCTTCTTCACGCGTGTATTGTTTCTATCTTGTTCCTGACGATTGTCGCTTTGACAACGTTCGTTTGGGTTGGTCGAATACTTGTGGTGGTATTGATTACTTCAATTTTACAAAGAAGTCGGAATTGTCGTTCAACTACGATCGTAAGCAATATCAAAAAGTGGTTGGAACATACAACGAAGCAACGTTTGGTTTTAACACTTGGGACAGAGGAACAACCGACCGTTATGTGAACACAACGAAAGGACTACAAATAAACAGCGACTGGGTGTCGGTTGGTGAGTTCAATTTACTTCAAACGCTTTGTCGTTCAAACGATGTCTTTATAATTGGTGACGACGCGACAATGACACCTGTTCTTGTCGATACTCAGAACTTTGTTATCAAGGACGAAAGATATTCTAAATTATACAATGTTACTTTGAATCTTAAATACTCTCAACCTGTTGGCTTATGATGAACGAAGTAATACTTACGCTAACCGATAGCAACGGCAACGCGGCGACCATCGACTTGTATGAAAACGAGAAGATGCACCTCAACTACAAGTTCACCGACCTCACCGACTTTAGCGCAGTAGGTAACTACTCAAAAGAATTTCGCATACCGGCAAGCAAGACGAACATCGACTTCTTCGGTGCTATCTTCAACGTAAACTTCAACGGTTGGTTTGACTTTAGAAAGAAGGTTGAAGCGACGCTAACGGTTAACACGATACCGATTGCAAGCGGACACATTCAGGTTAAAAAGTTGTACTGGCAAAGTGGTAAACTATTTGAATTTGAAGTGGTTTTCTTTGGTGAAGTTCCCAACCTTGCAAGACTATTAAATGAAAAGAAACTTCGCGATATTGAATCGATTGTTGACGGTGATTTGGACTACGATTTACTTCATGAAAATGTTGAAACACCACCTAACGAACACACGATTCTAACGTTGTGCGACAAGTGGAATTTGACAGCGAACAATCCAGAAGGGCAACCAATTTATTGGCAGGACGAAGAATGGTACGAACCTTCACAACCACTTTACGTTGGACACTTAACACCTTCCGTAAAGGCTTATTATTTATTCGACCAAATCTTGAAGGATGCGGGGGTACAATGGGCGAGTGATAACTTAAGCGGTTGCCTTGAGAACGTGTACGTTCCTTTTGTGAACGGTCAGTATTTAAATAGTTCCTTAGGACTGAATGATAACGCCTCAAATTTAGCTTTAGCTTCAGATGTGAACGGATTAACATTTGGTCCTACGTCAAACATTTACAATTTATATTCTTTATTTACTGAATATGAAGACGCAGGTGCAAATTGGAGCGGTGGTGTTTTTACTGTTCCTTATTCTGCGCAATATTCGTTTAACATTTCAGCAAATGGACGTGTAAATACTTTGGACGGTGAAGACTTTGGGACTTATCCCGTTCGCATTGTTGTTTACGTTAACGATGTTTACACTTACCAATACGAATTGCTTCAATCAAATTATTTGTTTTATATGAATATAACCCAAACATACTCTTTCAACGGGGGTGATACGGTTAAATTTAAGTTGCAAATATTACCACAAGATTCAACTGCACCTTCATTTACTTGGGACGTTGATTTGTTTGGAAATGCTGGCGTGAATCAATTTGGAACAGGCGTTGAATTGGTAAGCGTTGGAACATCTTTAACAGGTGACACTTGTCTAATGGAGTTCAATGCTCCAGACATGAAGCAAATAGACTTCATCACGTCTATTCAAAAGATGTTCAACCTTGCGTTCGTCCCCGATCGTACACTTCCAAACACTTTAAGAATTGAACCGCTTGTTGAGTACATCGGAAGCGGTAACACTTTGGATTGGACGCAGAAACTTGATCTATCAAAAGACATAACGTACTATCCAACAACAGACCTTCAAAAATCGAAGTTCACGTTCACATACACCGAAGATTCAGACTATTATAATTCAGTCTACAAAGACAATGGGCGCATCTACGGACGTTATGAAGTAACGGAGAACGACTTTGAAGTGATTAACGAATTTTCGACAGGTGAAGAAAAGGTTGAATTAGCTTTTGCTCCAACGCCTTCACGCGCTGTTGAGAATACAGATGTCGTTGTGCCTCGATTCATCAACGGCGAAGGACAATTCGTGCAACCTAAACCGCGCATCTTGTATTACTTCGCAGACTTCTTTGTGAATATGTACGACGAGGTTTCTGATAGCGTAATTCAAACAGCGGTAAAGTGTTTGAACAACTACTCAACCATGAATGCAACGGTAACGGATTCAGACCTCAACTTCGCTCCTGAAATACCATTGCACACAATTATTGCACCGCCATACGACAACCTTTACAACCGTTGGTGGAGAAACTACTATCGTGAGTTATACGATGGACAAGCGCGAATAATGGAAGGAATGTTTGCACTAACTTTAAACGACATTTTTACTTTTCAATGGAGTGACAAAATTTGGATTGTCGATTCGTGGTGGCGTGTTCTTGACGTTGAAGGTTATGTTGTCGGAGAACAAGATGTAACGAAAGTGAAACTTATTCGCTTACTCGACATAGACAACGACTGCGACATTGTACCGGTATCAGCTAACCTCAACCAAACGTTGAATTGGGAAACACCGAATGGTGATCCTGCGACAGTGACTGAAGATTGTTGCCGTCGCTTTGGTTACTATTGGAACAGCGCGAAGAACAATTGCTTTTCAGTTCCAAACATTGGTACTCGTTCTTTCATAACACAACAAGCACCAACGTTAGCACCAACTCGCTTTGGTGCGCCTGTGACATTTAGTGCAGGTGTTTCGCAGCCAGTTAGAACAATTACTACCGACTACGTTGTAACCAATTTTGACAGAATGATTTTCGCAGATACAACGAGCAACGGAATAACTATTTATTTACCTTCCGCAACGACAACGGCAGGACGTGAGTTCATCATTCAACGCGTTGTTTCTGGTGCTAATCCACTAACGATACAAGCGTACACAGGTGAAACAGTTGAAGGTAGCGGAAGCGTAACGTTAAGCGCAGCAGGTGACACAATAACAATTATAAGTAATGGAACAGACTTCAAAGGGACAGCTTCAAAGTAGAGCGTACGAAATGGTAGCGTGTTTAGAGTTCATTAAGTTGAACTTAAAAAGCAAAAGCAAAGAAGGACGTATTGCGCAAGGAAAGCGAAAACTAAAAATGTGGAAACACTACGCTTGGAAAGTAACGCGTATTTCGGTAAACGTCGCGCTTTGGATATTTATACTTTATAAACTACTATTCTGAAATGGCGAATACAATTGATTTTAATGTAAATACCAACGCAGTAACTGTCCTTAACCAGATAGATGCTGCTGCTGAAAATACAGCGCAAGGTTTTTCAAGTGCAAAGGCTGAATTGAGAGCGTTGCAACAGCAGTTATTGCAGATGGATTCTTCAAGTGAAGAATTTAAAATTGCTTCGAAACGTGCTGCTGAATTAAAGGACAATATAAGCGACCTTTCGGCTGAGATTAACGCCAACGCAGGTAACGCCTTTGAAGGTTTATCAAATAACGTTGGCTTGTTTGGTTCGCGTCTTATGGACTTGGACTTGAAAGGTG